TAGAGAATCAAGAAATGTTTGACGTAAACGGACAAATAACAATGTTTACACCTATTGCAAAGTCAATGACTGAAGTTAGGTTAGAACAAAAGCAAACTGAAGCAAAAAGATGTGAAAAGGCTATTGAGTTGGCTAATGGAAAAACATCTGTTTACTGGTGTAATACAAACAACGAAAGTAGTATTTTAAAACATTCTGATAAAGATGCTGTTGAAATTATAGGAAGTCAATCCATAGATAAAAAAGAGGAAATACTTTTGGCATTTGCAAATGGAGAAATAAAAAGATTAATAACAAAAGCTAAAATGACTTCAATGGGTTTAAACTGGCAACATTGCAACCACTCTGTTTTCTTTCCTACATGGTCTTATGAACAATACTACCAAGCAATAAGACGTTTTTGGAGGTTCGGACAAAAGAACGATGTAACTATTGATATGGTTATTTCAGACGGTCAAACAAGGGTATTAGAAGCATTGCAACAGAAAACAGCAAAGGCTATTGAACTACATGAAAACCTAACAAAAAATGTAAATCAAACATTTGAAAATAAAGTAAAAGAATTTAACAAAGAAATAATTAAACCTAAATTTTTATAAAATGGAAAACAAAGTAAAAGACCAATTACACACCGATAAATATTCGCTGTATAATTCTGATTGTATGTTAGTAATGCCAACACTAAAAGATGAAAGCATAGATTTAAGTGTTTATAGTCCCCCGTTTGCTGGGTTGTACAATTACAGTTCATCAGAAAATGACTTTAGCAACTGTGAAAACAAAGAACAATTTTTAGAACAATACGAATTTTTAATAAAAGAAATTTCAAGGGTTACAAAAGCTGGTAGAATTACGGCTGTGCATTGTACTGATGTATTTGATAATACTTGTCGCCTTTGGGATTTTCCAAACGAAATAATAAGATTACATACTAAATATGGTTTTGAATACCGTAACCGTATAACCATTTGGAAAGAACCTTTAAAAGTGCGTATGCGAACAATGGTACAATCTTTAATGCACAAGTTTATAGTTGAGGATTCAACAAAGTGTTTTACTGCTATGCCTGATTACGTTTTAGTATTTACTAAGAAAGGAGAAAATCAAGTACCCGTAACACATCCATTTGGAATTAATGAATATGCTGGAGAAATTCCAATTTTACCAAACATTCTAAGAGCGTGGAACAATGCTAATAACTCTGATTTAAACGAGGTTGAATTATGGGAACACTTAAATAACATTAATGAAGAGGGTAAAATTACAAAGTTGAATCATTATATTTGGCAACGTTACGCTTCGAGTGTTTGGGACGATATTAGAATTGACAATGTACTACCTTTTAGAGATAGTAAAGAAGAAGATGACGAAAAGCATGTACACCCTTTACAATTAGATGTAATTGATAGAATAGTAGAATTATATTCTAATCCTAATGAGGTTGTTTTAACTCCTTTTATGGGTGTAGGAAGTGAAGTTTATTCACCTGTTTCAATGGGGCGTAAGGCTATCGGTATTGAGCTAAAAGATAGTTACTACAAGCAAGCTATTTTAAACATGAAAGAAGCAAATACAAGATTTGTAAATGATGACTTTAAACAACAAACTTTATTCTAATGAACACAACAAAACAATTAATAAAAGTGCTAGGTAAGCACACTAAAAAGAACCCGATACATGCTAGAGATTTAGTTCACATCATGCTAATATTTGACAGAAATTACACAGCAAGACAATTAAGAATGGATGTGCAATTTATCCGAACAAATAACGTGATACCCAAAAAATGGATAGTTAGTGGTAATTTTGGCTACTACATTACAAAAAATGAAGTAGAGATACAAGCATGGGCAAAGAGGTACTATTCGCAAGTAAAAGACATGATACTAGTACTTAATGGCTTGAAAAAAAGATACAAAGATTATAACTTTAAATTTGAATTTGACGAGTAGAATAGTTATATTTGCAATGTAGTTAGGATTTGATGGAATCCATTTAACTGATTTTATTTGCTCCTTTCGGAACGTATTTGCCATCACAGATACTAGTACAAAAGGAGCTTTTTATTTTTATGATAGTAAAGTATAATGTAACGATATACAAATGTGATTTTTGTAAAAAGGAATTAAAGCGAAAGCACGCAATGAGTAATCATGAGGAGTTATGCAATAGTAATCCTAAAAATTTTAGAGCTTGTAGTATGTGTCAATATATACAAGAAGAAGAAATAACATATGATGTTGATATGTGGGATGGAATATCTCAAAGGAAATCAAATTGTTTTAGGTGCACAAAATTAGAAAAATTACTTTATCCATTTAAAGTTGAAAAAATGGATTTGCTAAATAAATATCCTGAAACATTTGACGGTCAAGAACCAATGCCTAAAGAGTGTAAATATTATAAAAATAGAATTATTTAATAATGAATAGTTACGAATTATCAAGGGCTTTTTTTGATTGGTCATTTGAAAATCCTGAAAAGATAAAATTAGAAGATGTATTTAAAAGTAAATCATCACCATTAAGAGATTATTCTAATGGTGGGTTTTATCTTATAAATACTGAATTTGGTTTATATATAGGTAAATCAATTGACTACATGTATAGACTGAGGTCTCATTTACAAAAATCTTCAAATAAAACAACTATTGATAGGTTATTGAATAATTGCAATAATATAGATACTTACTTATTATTAAATTATAAAGAAGCAGGTGTAAATTTTTTTAATAGGAAATTAGAAATTATTATAGATCAAACATTTGTATCAATTGCACATAGTCATAATTACAATGTATTAAACGATAGAATATATGGACATTTACAAATTATATAGGAACTTGTGGGATTTTGCATTTGCGAACCCTGAAAAATTAAAGCCAAATGATATAGCAATATATTCTTTTGCCATAGAACATTGCAATAGGCTAGGTTGGAAGAAAAAATTTGGGTTCCCTACATCAATGGTAATGGAGGCTACTGGGATAAAAAGCTATTCTGTTTATAAGAAACATTTTGATAATTTAATTGAAAATAATTTTTTTGAAATAATAGAATATTCTAAAAATCAATATAGTTCTAATATTATTGCTTTGAAAGAAAATTGCAAAGCAAATGATAAAGCACATAACAAAGCACTAGATAAAGCATTGATAAAGCACACGACAAAGCAAAGTGAAAGCACTATACAAAGCATTGATAGTATAGATAAACAAGTAACAAAGAACAATGATGTTGTAGATATGCCAGCAACAACATCAGATTTTCCAAATGTTGATTTACCCAAAAAGGTAGAATTTTCTAAAAATACAATTCGTTATCATTATGAAAATTTTATGCTAAAAGAATCAAGTCAAAAAAATAACCTTTGCATGACTAAGCAAAAAAGCAAAAAAGAAATAGAAATACTTTGCATTGGCTATGTTATCAGTTTGCTAGAAAGTGGAGAAACAATGGACTCATACAAGCCAGACTTTGCAAGGCACTTTTTTAATTGGATAAACTCATACGGATTAAAGAATAGCCACATGATAGACAAAACACAAATACAAGCACAATTTAAGAAACTAAACCTATACCAAGACGATGCGACAAATTAGAAAATCAATACATCATTCAGAAACTTTAGAACAATGCGTTTTAGGTATTTGCTTAGCTGAGCCACAAACAGCTTTAAAAGTTGCTCAACTATGTCATGAAGACTGGTTTTATTTTGATTTCCACAGAGAAACATTTTTGGCAATACGCAAAAGAATAAGCGAATTTAAACAAGTTGATATGATTTTAATCACAGAAGATTTGGTACAAAAATATAATTCGAGAATATATCCATTAGTTAGCGGTGATAGAATTTCATACTTAGTGGCAAAATTGACAGAATTTGTAGTTAGTGGAACTCACATAGGAGAGTGGTGCGAAAAAATCGAATCCTTGTACCATGCGAGGCAAATTGAGGGCATTTCTTACATTTCAGATAGTAACATACCACACGAGCAAAAAACGTCTAAAATTCAAGAGATTTTACAATTCTCAAAAGTTGTAAAAAATAAGACGAATTGGATTAAGATGGGAAAGGCTATTGATGACTATGAAAATTTCTATTCTACCAACTTTGGGAAGCAAATAGTTGGCTATGAAATAGGGTTGTCAAAATTGGACTGGCTAACAGGTGGATTCCGGAATGAAACACTATGGATTATTGGCGCGCGACCTTCAATAGGTAAATCAGCATTAGGACAACAAATTATAGTAAATTGTGCTAAACAAGGATTAAAAGTAGGCATTGTATCAATAGAAATGGGTAATAATGAATTATTGAGTAGAATTGTATCATATACAAGTGGAATAAATTTTAATGACATTTATCGTTTAAAAGTGCCATTAGATGCCATGCGAAAGGAATTGATCAATTTACAAGATTTAAAAATATACTTTTCAGAAGATACAAAATGTTCTATTGAGGGTATTCGCGCTAGTATTATTCAATTAGTAGGTGAAAATGCTTTAGATATAGTAGTTATTGATTATTTGCAATTAATGCACGCAGAAGAAAAGACGAATACCAAAAATGATGAAATGACAAAGATTACAACTGGGTTAAAAGAACTAACAAGACGCTTAAAAATACCTATAATTGCATTGGCACAACTTAATCGCGCTGGCGCTGATGAGCCTAAACTTGAAAATTTAAGAGATAGCGGTTCGATAGAGCAAGATGCAGACGGAGTAATATTTTTGCATGGTGATAGAGAAGGAAGTGAAAGAAAGGCAATAGTAGCAAAAAATAGAAATGGCAAACTAGGTAATGTATCACTAAGATTTATTGGAGAGCAAATGAGATTTGAAGAAACTGAACAACATTTTACACCTTTAGATAATAATACATTTTAACATGGAAAAACATTACATAGGAATAGATCCAGATGTTACAAAGTCCGGAGTGGCTTACTACGAATCAGCAACTAAGAAATTAGAATTATCTAATTTAACTTTCTTTCAATTATTTGATTATTTGAATTATGTAAAAGGAGTTAGGAAAGAAAATGACAAACTAACTATAATCATTGAGGCTGGATGGTTAAATAAATCTAATTGGCATAAAGTAGCTAATGGTAGTTCAAGTATTAACGCTCAAATAGGGCAACGTACTGGAGCGAATCATGAAGTGGGCAAAAAGATAGCTGAAATGTGTGAATATTTAGAACTTTATTATGAATTAAAGAAGCCAATAAGTAGAAAAGTAACACATGAATACTTTAAAATTCTAACTAATATCATCGGTAGAACGAATCAAGAACAACGCGATGCAGCTATGTTGGTGTATGGTAAATAATTATTTTAAAAATAATCTTGAATAAACTTGCACAATTCAAAAGTATGGTGTAATATTGTGGAGAAATAAGAAATAATATGAAAAATAAAATTAAAGAAGATACATTAATAGATGTAATCGAACTTAAAAAAAGAATTGAAGATTATCGAAATAAATTAAGACTAGATAATAAATTAAGTGATAATAAATGTCATTATATGTGTCATGCTTTACGTGGGGTTGACTTAATAATTAACGATATTCTTAACTCTAAAACTATTACTAAATGAGCAAACTAATATCAAAACTACCAAAAAGAATCCGAGATAGGGCGTTGGAGTGTATGAAGGAACAAGGAAATAAAGATGATGAACTAGAGTTTGCATTCGACTGGCGTAAAACTAAAGAAGGTTATTATATTTGGTATCAAGTTTATAATGGGTTCTATTCAGGGTTCTACACATTCCACAACATCAAGCCTCATGGAGGTAAACGGATCAACGCTGGAAGACCGCTTAAGTATGGTGAAGAAACTACAGAAGTAACGTATTACCCTCCTATATCTAAGAAAACTATCATAGACAAGATGGTTAATGATAAGTTGAAGGAATGGGTGGTGAAGAAGTAAAACTAATTAAAACTAAATAAAATGAAAAAAGGAGATAAATTTATAGTGGTTAAAGATATAACAGAAGAAGAAATACACCACCATTTTGAAAAAGGAGAAATAGTTACTTATGTAAAAAGATTTTCAACTGATACTTACATATTCAAATCTAGCTCAGGAAAGAAACAAGCACTTCGATTATCACAAATCAAACCACTCGACATAATGCCATGCGATGATGAACAAGCGAACTATAATTCGTATTTAGGCTAAAATCGTAGTAAAAATCACATACAACTATCAAAATACTAACTATAACTCGTAAATTAATACTAAAAAATATGAATAAGAAAATTAAAGAAATCCTAGAAAAGCATTTAGCATCAGCTATGATACATTCGCCAGCTATTAGAGAACGTATCAACTCGGCCATTATCGAAATATGCGAAGAACAGAAAAAAACACGATGCGAAATCAGCAGGGGAAATTTCTACAAGTGCTGAATGGGAAATATTAAATAACTCCAAAAACATAGCACAATAACCTTATAAGTGCAAAAACTAACTAAATAGATAGAATTAAAACTACTTAATATGACACAAGCAAAAGCTATAGAACGAGGTTACACGCACTTTATTGAGGTGTGGAGAAGTGAAGAAGATAGAGAAGGACATACCAAAATTAATAAAGGCTATATTCACCGACTAGATAAAAATTTAAAATTAACTAGAAACTTATCACACCTATACACCGTAGCTATATTCCTAATTAAACCTAAACAATAATAACATGACACAGAAAACAGCAATGCAAAGGCATATACATACAATAGATTCATATATTAATTATATTGAAACAAATAATAATGGTGACGATAAAACAAAAGCTAATTTAATAAAGTTATTCAACGAATTTAAACAAGATGCTACAAAATTGCTTATAGTAGAACGCACCCAAATACAACAAGCCTACGATAATGGATATTCAGATGGGACGTACGAGACAGGATTTGATACAGGCTTAGATTACTTCACTAAAACATACGAGCAAATATGACAACAGCAAATGAATTGAAAATTGGGAATTATGTAATTGATAGTGAAGTAAAAATGATTACAAAAGTAACATCTATAAGCCATAATGGTGAATTAAGGCTATTTTGTCAGGGTAGTAGTGTAGGTGCAAATAATGAAGAAATAGAACCGATCCCACTAACCGAAGATATACTTTTGAAGTGTGGGTATGGGAAAACTGAATTTGATAATGAATTTTGTGATAATGTGACTTTTAAAAATGAAGTTATAATTTACAACACGACCGAAAAGATGTTATTCATAAATACTAAAAATGATTATATTCAATTAAATCATGTTCATTATTTGCATCAGTTACAGAATCTAATCTTCGCACTCACTCAACAAGAACTAAACATACAACTATGACACAACTACAACAACTAGAAGCGAGTCAAGCGTATCTCATAATTACATTTATAACAAAGAAAGTACAGAAGGTTACTCAAAATCATTACCTATTGATAATGCAAAGTTTAAAGAATTGGGGATGAAAGCAGAATATCCAAATGACTTTAATATACTAAAACAATATTTAAAATAAATAAATACTAATATAACTACTACTATACAACACTTGTTATAACAACATAAATAGTTTATGTAGTGATAATAAAATAATTTAGTATCTTTGCGGTGATATGAAACTATCTAAAGACAAGTGCATAGAGTTAATTTTAGAGCAATTAGAAATTGGCACGCCATACAAACAAACCTTTGAAGTAATTTTAAGTAATTTTAAGTTAAGCGAACCGACATTTGTAACTTATTGGAAATTAGCCAATGAACGATACAAAGAAGCTCAACAAGCCATTAAAAGCAGTACAGAGATACAAACTATCACGAATGAGTTAGACAGGCTTAAAACGCTTAATTTAACTAAAATTGATAGAATGAGAATAGCGGAAAGTATAGCACTTAACGAAGATGGAACTGCAAGCAATGCCGACAAGTTAAAGGCATTAGATTATTTAGCTAAGATAGAATCAGATTACGCACCAATGAAAACAGAAAACAAGGTTGAGTTAGCACCGCCTCCTGCTAGCATCGAATTATAACTAACCTAAAAACTAAATATATGAAAGAATACGTAATACTATTGCAAGATGGTATAAAATATACAAAATTATCAAACACAATATTAGGGATATTAGTACAAGACCAAAGTGGTACTAGGATTACTGGCATTGACCCATTTGATATTATTGCAACGATACCAAGTAATTGCATAGTTATTGGATTAGAATTTATGCCTGAATATATTGATAATTAAATGATAATACGCCCAAACCCTCTCGAACCTTTTAGACCATTATACGAGTTACCCAAAGGTACTTGGATGGTTGTAAATATGGGTGGTCGTGGTGGAGGGAAATCTTACGAGGGTAGTAAGTGGACTAACTTACAAGTTACGGTTAACAATAAGCGCGCTGTGGTACTACGTGACGAAAAGACAACTATATCCGATTCTATACTTAATGAGATTAAAAACAGATTTACAGAATTAGACGAGAAGGCAAACGGCTTATATAGTCGTGTGTTTCAAGTTAATCAATATGAGATTACTCACATAGAATCAAAAAAGAAAGTACTATTTACTAAAGGCTTTAGAGCGTCTAGTAATGAGAAGCAGGCAAATCTAAAGTCCTTATCTGATGTTGATATTGCTATAATTGAAGAGTTTGAAGATATAACAGACGAATTTGCGTTTAATAAATTTGCGGATGGTGTACGTAATGAGGGTTCTATAATATTCATTAACTCAAATATACCTGATATGAATCACTGGTTTATTCGGCGTTATTACGATTTAGACGATACTGAATTTGATGGGTATTACAAGTTAAGGCCGAAAACTATTGAAGGCGTTGTGTTTTTATTTTCAACTTATGAAACTAATCCGCACTTACCAAAACATATCAAGGCCAAATATAAAGCCTATGGCGATAGTGGTTCGACATTTTACGATCAACATTATTATTTAACCCAAATATTAGGATATTGTTCTTCAGGCCGTAAAGGGCAAATATTTAAGAATTGGAAACGAATAACAAATAGTGAATTTAATGAATTGCCATATCGTTCAATATACGGATTAGATTTTGGCAAGCAGTCGCCAATGGCATTAGTCGAAGCTAAGATAAGCAAAGGGCAAATGTGGCAAAGGCAGTTAATCTATGAACGAAATTTAGAGTTATTGGATTTAGCAAAGAAATTTTGTGTTATGGGTTTCACGTCAAAAGAATTGATTATTGCAGACCATTCACGACCTGACTACATAAATAAACTACGTAACGGATGGCAAAGAGACGAATTAACCGATCATGATGTTGCTAAATACCCTCAACTATTAAATGGGTTCGATGTTGTCGGGTGTATAAAAGGTAAGATAACTGGCGGTATTGATTTGTATAAATCCTATGAAGTATTTATGACTGATGATAGCGTAGACTGGTGGAAAGAATATGTAATGTATTGTTGGGCGGTTGACAAAAACGGGAACCCAACTGATGACCCAATAGATGACCATAACCATGCAATGGATAGCGGTAGATACATAGTTAAAGGTAAAGGTAGATTATACGACTAAAAAAAATAAATGATAATAATTGATAATAATATTATATTTGCATTTGAATGGCTAATTTACTCATAAAGGCTGGCTTGGCAGTTGATGCTATAACGACTATTTTTAAGGGCGCAAATACCGTAAATGTGCCACCACCTAATAGCGTTGGGCCTATCATAGCAGATAGTACTAACTTCTTTCAAGTATTCGGCGGTTCTGTGTTCTTTGAAATGATTAACGGCAATAGTACATCTAAGTTCTATCGTGAATGTCCGCCACTATCATACATTTTGAACACTAAAGCTCAAATGTTGCTTAATGGAAAAGTACTTTGTGTAGATGATAAAGGTGAAGAAGTCAAAGGTAAACAAGCTACGTTATTCAATAAAATACTAAAATACCCTAATCCATTACAAACACATAGACAATTCGAAGCGCAAAGTGCTACGTATGCTGATTTATATGGGTGGTGTATTTGGTTAAAGATTAAGTCACCTATTCAAGACGTACCAACTGAAATATATTGCTTAAGCCCTCAATATTTAGAAGTTACTAGAAAAGTAGGTGTTTCAATATTTGTCGATAACGTAATGGATTTAGTTGATACGATTTACTTTAACTACAATGGTACACGCACCAAGATAGAGAAAGAAGATGTTTATCTTTACACTGGTGATACGACTACAATTGACGATATGCTTTACCCATGTTCTAAATTACATGGTTCAAAGTACATAATCAACAACCTAATTAAGAACTACGAATCACGTGGCGTTATATTTGATAGACGTGGTGCTGAAGGTATATTAAGTCCTGAAAATGATTCAATGGGTCAAGTTAGGGCAACACCAGAAATTAAGAAGCAATTACAAGAAGACTATGCAAAGTATGGGCTATTACGTGACCAAATGCGTATAATGATAAGTACTATATCTTTGAAGTGGACACCAATGACAATGTCTATTAAAGATATGCAGTTGTTGGAAATGGCCGAAGATGATATAAAAACATTGTGCGATACGTTAAGTTTAAAGTACCCTATCTTGTCACGTGGCAGCCAGTCTACATTCAACAATGTTAAAGAGGCTACAATAGCGCAATATCAAGACACAACTATACCGCAAGGCAATAACTACGTTGAGCAGTTAACTGATGTTATGGGTAGTATTGAATATGGTTGCAAGTACATTGTAGATTTTAGCCATGTGCCAGCATTGCAAGCCAACCAAAAAGAGAAAAGCGAAGTAAGAAAGAACAATGTACAAGCTATTCGTATGCAGTTTATGAGTAACTTAATTACTTATGGCCGTGCATTGGAGGTACTAGAAGAAGAACACATGGTGAGCGATAAAGACAAGTACTTTTATCAAATGCCAATTGAATTTCAAACAAGTTATAAAAATCAAACCAATGAGCAAAACACAAGCGGAGATCAAACAAATAATCAAGGATAAGGAAAAGGTTATTAAAAGTAAACAAATTGTAAAAAAATGATACCAAACATAACAAACAAATCTGAATTTCTAGAGTTCTTTGAGAAGGACTTGAAAAGCGATAAGGCTAAATTGTACGCTATGAAAAAAGCTACAATGAAAAACGCTGATTCAGTTAGTTATATTTTGCCAAACATAGACGTAGATGTAAACGATGTGAATAAAGAAGCATCAATACTATCTACTTTAGATGTGAATAAAATATTGATTAAGTCGGTAATCAATACAACTAACTTATTCGATTCTCATGGTGATGTGCATATTGACGGGTTATGGTCCAAGTCACTGAAGGAAACTAAAAACTTGATGTTATTACAAGAACATCAAATGAAGTTCGATAAGGTTATATCTGATGAAGTTAATGCTTATACTAAGAAGTTAACATGGAAGTCTTTAGGATTTGATTATGAAGGATCAACACAAGCATTGATATTTGATTCAACTGTTATAAAAGACAAGTATAACGATATGATGTTTGAAATGTATATGAATGGTAAAGTAAAGAACCATTCAGTCGGTATGCGTTATGTAAAAATAGCTATGGCTATTGATTCTAAAGAGCGTTATTGGGCAGATGAAAAAGAAACTTATGATAAGTACTATGACTTAATTGTAAATAAAGAAGATGTTGATGGGTTCTTTTGGACGGTTACTGAAGCTAAAGTAATAGAAGGTAGCGCAGTATTAAGAGGGTCAAACATAGTAACCCCTACAATATCAATAACAGAAGCGAAAGAAGCCGTCAAAGACACTTCTACGATTATAGAGCCGGCTAAGGTCACTCAAACACTTAGTAAAATAAAATTCATTTAAAACACTTTAAAAAAACAAAATGGCAAACATTACAGACGCTCAATTTGACGAGCAAATTAAAGACCTTAGCGAAGAAAGCAAGGCAACGGCACGTAACGTACGTGAGCAATTGAAAGGCTTAGAATCAACTTTAAAGAATGAGTTGGTTGCACCTGATGCAGTAGAAAAACAATTGGAAACTTTAAAAGAAACATTGGCAGACAAAGCCGTTGTTGACAAATTAGAAGACCAATTGAAACACTTAGGAACGGTTGTATCTAAAATGAAGTTGCAAGGTTCGCAAGTAGCTGAAACATTGAATACCCAAATAGGTAAACAAATTGAAGAAAACAAATCCGAAATTAAAAAAGCATACCAAAATAAAGGCGTGTTTGAATTTGAGGTTAAAGTTGTCGGTGATATTACGACTGGCAGTCAGTCATTCCCAGTAGCAGCGCCAGCATTGGCAGGTACTCAAATGGCGCCACCTGCAAACGCAAATCTTCGTATGGATTCAGTTTTACCTTTGTGTACTACATTCAATACAAACCAAGCGGCATTCCCTTACACAGAAACAGAACCTAAAGATGGAGATTTTGCATTCCAAACAGAAGGTACGGCAAAAGCGCAAATTGATTTTGTTACTAAAACAAGATTTGCAGAGCCTTACACATTGGCAGCATGGGAAAAATTAACAGAACAAGCTGTTGAAGATATTCCTTTCCTTCAGTCAGTTGCAACTGATTTGTTGTTCAAGAAACACAACTTGAAAAAATCAAAAGCTATTTTGAATGGTGATGGTATTTCTCCAAACCCTAAAGGTGCTACAGTTTATGCTGGTGCATGGGTTCCAGGCGGTTCATTGTCAGGTACGGTTAGTAATGTGAATATCATGGATGTTATTAACGCTGTGATAGTTAAAATATTCACTACTGCAAACTATACCGATGAAATGCCATATATGGCTAACATCGCAATGTTAAACCCTATAGATTTCTTTACTAACTTTGTAGCTGCAAAAGATTTGAATGGATTACCATTATATCCAACGGCTTCATTGTTTAATCAAGTAACTATTGGCGGTGTGACTATCATACCTTCATTGGATATAACAGCAGGTAAAGTATTTGTCGGTGATATGACGCGTTACAACGTTTCTAACTACAAATCATACATTGTAAAAATCGGATGGGTTAATGATGACTTTATCAAAAACCAATTTGTTATATTAGGTGAAAGCCGTTTCCATGCGTTTGTTCGCAAACTCGATGAAATCGCATTTATTTATGATGATATTGCAACGATTAAAACCGATATTCAAGCAGTAGTAACTCCTTAATTATATGAAAGTAGTAACGACATCAACAGCACCGTTTCATAAATCTAATATTGAATTAGATATACCTGAAACATTAGCTAATAAAATGATAAGTCAAGGATGGGCGGCATCTTCGGATGATCCCGTCCAAGACTTAACTACAAAAGATGAAACAACATTAAAAACAAGTAAAAAGAAAAAACACAATGAAAAAAATCATATTTCTAGTGATGCTGGCACTAATGACAACAACAGCAATTAAGGCACAGATACCATTGTATAGTGCGTCAACGGGTGGAGGCATTAGCAACATTACCGCTAATAAATTTGACACATTGACCAACACTACCGCAAAGTATTTTATCACTAAAACGGGGGCATTAAACGCTTCATCTTTCGTGAACTTTCAACAATGGTTCAAAGCAAAGACGTTGACAGGTACGCCTGCAACAGTTACAGTCGTTAGACAGGGTTCAATGGATGGAGTAACATGGTATCCTTTAACAGGTGCATCAGGTGTAGATGGGCGAAATTGCGATACTTTGACATTCACTCCTACAACTGAGCGCAATTACTCAATGACGTGCAATGTAGGTGCTGGCAAATATGTTTATAGTACAAACTTTGTAAATACTGGTGGTCGTTGGTATTATCACCGATTATACATTATCCCTAGTGGTACACAAACATTGAGAATATCAGATGTAAACGAAATTTCTTACGCTAAGTAATAATGGCCTTAATAACCACATACGAATATTTTGTAGGCTCAATAAACCTTCCTAACTCTTCACCTTCAACTCCAGAAGGTGAGGCGTTAGCGTTGGCTATTGCTCAATATGAACAAGAATACTTATCTAAGAAGTTTGGGTATGCTTTAGCTAAAGACATTCAAGATGCTTTAGATCCACCTGCTGCAACAAGTGGAGTTATATTCGATTTAATCAATGGCAAAGAATTTACTGATAAACTAGACCGCCCCAACAAATGGATAGGGTTTAGAGTTATAGGCCAAAGTGCTATTGCGAACTACATCTATTGTAAGTTTAAGAATACAAATCGAACTATAACGGCTGGCATTGGTGAGATTAAGCCTAATCATGAAAATAATTCTATGGCTATTGATTCTCCTAAGGTATCGGATGCGTGGAATGCAATGGTAGAACTTAACTATATTTTAGACGATTTTATAAATCAAAATATAGCTGATTACCCAACGTATAACACAAATTATGTATCTAAAGATTTGTTCACTAAAACTAATATTTTTGGCATATAATGGCACGTACTTATACACATACACCTTATATAATACCTTATATCTTTGCTGATATAGTATCTAAAGTATCTAACAATTTATCAACTGATGATGATTTGCCAAGCATACCGCGTGTGTCGTATAAGTATGGTTCATGGTTGGAGATATTAGGGCAATTAGTGAAAGATGGTAATTCTCCAAATTTCAAGTCTATTAAATACCCTTTAGTTTGTTTGATTTATGACATACAGGAAAACTATTTAGATGAAACTAATGATAGTATTAGAGTAGATATTTTGATATGTACCGATTCAACACCTACAATGAAATTAGCTGATAGGTATTCTACCAAGTTTGAACCTATATTGAATCCTATCTATGCTGAATTGAAGTCACAAATTGCGCGATCTAAATATTTTACAGGCTATAATCAAAAGTTTAGGCATACTAAAATAGATAAACCACATTTAGGACAGCAAAGCGCAGAAGGTCCAGTAGCGTATAAGTTACCTGACTTCATAGATGGTATTTTATTGCAAGGTATAGAATTGAAAGTTAATCAGTCACAATGCAATAAATGCGTTCCATTATATCAATTTGAATCATTAGATGCTATAGTTTATGGAACACTAGATAAATTTGCCGATAAGGTACTTCAAATAACGTATAATGACGATTTGGTAGATAGTACGTATAGTTTATATCTTGATGGTGAATTAGCTCCTATAATTGGGCCTATTGCACCTGATGATATTCCCTTAAATACACCTATCAATATCTTATATGCTGAATTATCAAATGGTGTTCATAAGTTGGAATGTATTAGCAGTACAGGTTCACAGGCTGATTTACTTTTCTCTATTGAAAATACAGTATTAACTACGCTTGTAAATTCGTTAGATATAGATGTTAGTTATGATTTGCCATGTGGAGTAAATAAAACTAATACATTCACATATAATGGCGAGTTAGTTACAAGTGGGTATATTATCAATAGCCAGCAATTTCAATTAGAAGGAACGTCCGTAGATGTAAATGAGCAAAGCGCAGTAATAGAAGTAGATGGTGTATTAACTGAATTAGTAAGCGTATTTGAGTGGTTTATTAGAGTAGATGAAAAAAATACAATAAAACAAAAAACAATTTTAACAATTAAAAACAATTTATAAAAAAATGGCAACGTATGTAAATATTATCAATTGTGGTACATCTGTTTCAAATACAGGTGTGACAAACTGCAATTATGACCCTGCAAACTTTGAAGGTGCTATACTTACTCCAAAAGGTAAGACTTTCACTAAAGCAGAAGTAGCCGCTATCAATGCGACTATGTTAGCTTTAATAGCTAACGACAATAAAGCACTTCGAGCGTACCCGATACAGAGATTTGAAGGATGCGAATTGAAAAACACAGATTCTACTTATCGCGAAAGTGGATATGGTGTTTCATCTAAAACGCGTCAAGGTAAATATGGATTTGTATTTGAATATCGTGATGGTGCACTAGGATTGCATAAACAAATTTCTTCTTTTGATGGCTTGCAAAATGATTTTGATGTTATCTTTATGGATGCTAAAAACAACGGATTAGCTGGCATGTCTAAAGATGGTGTAACTTTAAAAGGTTTATCATTAGATAGAATAGACGTTCCTAACATTATGTTCAACAACGGAACAGACCCTACATTGTACCGCCTAGATTTAGGACTAGCATATCCAGACGAGGTAAATAAATATATGTCATTCATTCCAATGCCTGATGATATTGACGTAATGGATTATGTTGGCTTGCAAAATATAAACATGGTAGTTGATACTGAATTAGCAGCAGTTACAGCAGGTACTGTTAATCTTAAATTCATAGCAGGCGGAGTAGATTTATACGACACGTATAACGGTGCTATTGATACGGCTTCATTATACACAGCCACAAACGCAGCAACTGGCGCAGCTATTACTATCACATCTGTAACAGCAGTTCCGGCCACTAAGACTTTTGCTGTATTATTAGATGTTACTGATACTGATTACCCTGCTGTAGGTGGTAGAGTTAAAATATACTTTGGTGATGTTTCAGACATTGCAACCGCAGGTATGATTAACTATGGCGAGGCTATTGCATTTACAACTAGAATTGCTTAATCATGGAAATATTAAAATTTAACGGCACTTCATGGAACGTTGACTGGATTAAATCAATGAGTAAGACTAATTTTCTAAAGCACCCAAATAACGAGGGAATAGACGAAAAGAAATTAATCGAACTCTACGAAATAGTTAAGCCACCGAAGAAAGCAACTCAAGTAGTTGATGAATTAGAAGGTGAATAAATGAAAATTGTAGGGTAGAAATGCCCTACTTTTTTTATCTTTGCAATTAATGGCTACTATTCGACAAATACGGGATAATTTTAAAGGCTTAAAGGTCAATAAAATAGCTATGGATGTGATAGTTGAGAACTCAACCGATGTATTAGATTACATTAAAGACCAATTAGAATATGGGTTAAGACCTGATGGGACTAGAATAGGCGTTTATGCGAGTCCAATGTATGAACGTGAGAAACGGGCAAAGAATCCTAAAGCGGGCGGATGGGTTGATTTAAAATTAACGGGCGCAACATATGACGAATTAACACTACGTAGAACGAGTGTAACGGTTGCAGAAATGTATTCACAAGATGAAAAGTGGAGGGCATTATTTGAAAAGTATGGGCCAAACTTATTAGGATTATCTTCGCAAAGTAAAACAAAGTTCATAGATACTACCTTTCAAGATGCGTTTGTACTAAAGTTAAAACAAGCCTTAAAACTAAAATGATAGACGTAAATAAATGTGTAACTTGCAAGGCAAAACAAGACCAATTAAAAAAGCAATTAGAACTATTAAAAATATCAGTAAAACAAAAAGCAATAAATGAAGTTACAACATACGCTATATGGTTTGATTTTGAGGATAAAAAGTTCTATCATGCAACGTATGAATCATTCTCAAGTAAAGGAATTACAAAGCACTTTGAAATTATATCAAAGTATCAATAAACTACCTTTGACTATCTTCATTGACTGCTTAGTTGACAAAGATTATAATGGACTGATTATTGAAGGTGAACCGACAAAAGAAGAAATAGAAAAAGCATGGGCAACTATAATGGAGGAGTATGGGAATTCCGTTTCACCTAATGAAGTAGAAAGTAAACTACGTGATTTAAAAACATTGGCAAAAAAAGAGTATCAAATAAAAAGAATTGAAATGCTACTTGATTTATTGGAGAAAATGCCATGCGAAAAGCTATACAATATGATGTACACATTTGGTTATACGCTACCAAAATTAAAATATACTCAAGAGAATGTAGATAAAGTACTTGCTCAATTTATTGCATACTTAAAAAAGGACATTACAGATTATCAAATACTAGCTAAGAAGCTAGAAACTAAGCAAGATGATACAGATAAGCCGAAGTACACACGTCAATATTTTGATGATGTATTGATTTCTATATCAATAGCATTGAAAATGCCAACAATCAGCGTTAATAATATAACTTTAGGTGCATTTTGTGCCTATTTGAATAGATATAACGCATTCATCAAATCACAACAAAAACAAACTAAATGATAGCACTAATTTCGATAATAACATTCATTGTAGGGTTCTTAATAGGCTATTGGATATGTGCAAGCATAGTACGCATTCAATTAGCTAAATCTAATGAAGAAAATATTAAAAAACTAAGTGAATTTGGTAATCACATGGAAGAACTTGAAAAAATTGTAACCAATGGCAGATAAAATGTATGGTAGTGATATAGTAGATGGTTCGGTTGAAGTCGAATTAAATAAGGTTGACAAACAACTAGACATACTATTTGATAAATTTATTAAAGTAGCTGGTGGTGCAAAGGAATTAAATAATGCTTTGCGAAATTCAAACACAACGGCCGAAGTAACAAAGACAGTAAATAGCTATGGATCTTCATTGACTGAATTAGAGAAAATAAAAAAACAACTTATCCATCAAAATGAAAAGTTGATAGCCTCACAAACTTTAGAGGCTCAACTATTAAGCGAATTAAAGGCACGCCAAGTCGAAGAAAATAAGACTACACGTGAATTTATACGTGATAAAAAGACTCAAGAAGGCTCTATTGACCAACTCAATGCAAAGTTAGTTCAAATGAAGCGTGCATATACCTCATTATCTGAAGCTGAACGTGATACGGCAAAGGGAAAAGATATGTTGGTTCATATACAAGCAGTTCGTGAGAATGTAGGTAAATTGGAAGCTACTTTGGGCATGTATGGTAAGAACGTGGGTAATTATACAAATGCTACGTTTCAAATGACGCAAGTATTACGTGAGGTACCAAACTTTGCGCAAAGTGCTGAAATTGGGATTAGTTCGTTGAGTAATAATTTACCGATGCTGATAGATTCGTTTGCTCAAGTAAAAAAAGAAGCGGGAGGAACTGGACCTGCATTGAAAATATTTGCAACGTCTATGCTTAGTTTGTCTGGAATTGTACCGATAGCGTTAACTTTATTCATTGCATACTACGACCAAATTGCAGAACTTGTAATGGGTACTGAAAAAATGAGCGAAGCACAAAAGAAATTGAACGCTGATTTAAAAGAAAGTACAAAGCAATACGCTGATACCATTGCAAGCGCAAAAGTTAATCTACAAATAGTAAAAGATACCAATGCAGGCTATACTGAACGTTCTAATGCTTATGATGCGTTAAATAGTGCATATCCTGAACTACTTAGTAATATGACTAAGGAAGAAGCTTTAAATGGAGGTATTGCTGCAAGTTATGACGGAATTATACTAGCTATCGAGCGAACAATGAAAAAGAAAGCACAATATAATTTATTAGAGGCTGCAATTTCAGAACGTACAAGAGTTGAACAAGAAATACAAAGGCTAACAAACCCACAAGAAGGAACGTTTACATATTTTCGCGACGATGTAATGGTAAAATTAAATCGTGAATTAAAACTATCTGATGATAGAATAAAAGCTATAAATGATTCAATAATTAAACAACAAGAAATTGAGGCAGGCGCATTGGGCAGTGGGTTATATAAACGTGTGACAGGCGGTAAAATAACTACAACATCGTCAACAAATAATAATCCTAAAAAGGAAAAACTATTCACAGTTGATATTCCAGATTTGGCACCAACTGATGAGGAATTAAAAAACATAGAAAATTATTACAAGCGATTAGAAGAATCAGTTAAAAAATATTACAAAGAATACATTAACACAGAGGACTTCAAGAAGGCGCTAGCTCAGGATGAATTAGAGATGTTAGCTGATATGGATAAGCTAACCACACATGCAGGTGATAAGACTGGAGGTGATGCAATAGATTTGAATAATCTATTAATGAATAGAAGAAAGCAAACTAAAATAGATGATAGAGAAAAAGAATCTAGAACTAAAGCATATTTTGAATTAGTACAAAACGGGTTACAAGCTATTAGTACAATTTCAAACGCTGTATATGATAGAGAAAATGCCAAATTAACAGCTAAGGAAAAGAAAATGAATGACTACTACGACCAAGAAGAACGTAGGGTTAAGCAGTCAGGTAAAACACAGGCAGAGCAACAGGAAGCATTGGCTAAATTAGATGCTCAACGTGAAGCACAGCAAAAGAAAATAGACCAAGATAGAGCAACGGCGCAAAGAAAAGCCGCATCAAGACAAAAAGCAATAGATATTTTACAAATAATAGCAAATACGGCGTTAGCTGTAACGGCTGCATTAAAAGAAGGTGACCCGTACACTAAGTTAGTAAGAGCCGCCGCTGCTGGTGTATTAGGTGGTGCTCAATTAGCAGCAGTGATAGCTACTCCTTTGCCTCAATACAAAGAAGGTATCGGTATTGGAAATGGAGAGCATAAAGGAGGTCATGCAATAGTCGGTGATGGTGGCGAACATGAATTGATAGTAGAGCCTAGTGGAAAAACTTATATTTCACCAAGTAAATCAACTATTATGAATCTACCAGCTAAAACTAAGGTAATACCACAACATAAGTTATTGCAAATGGTTACAGGTGCTACTCATGTTAGTTTAGCTAATACAAATACACCTATAACCGAATATATGTATATCAATGAAATGATTAACCAATATGAGAAGTTAGCAAGCAAGGTAGACCGACTAAGCAACGTTATGGAAGCTAAGAATATGCAAACCAATATTTATTCAGACTACGACCATAATTTACACGTTCAAAAAAATAGATTTTAATGCCTAATATACATCAATATAAATATTACCTTCGATTTGATGATAGTGGTACATGGAAGTACTACTATATTGATACGAATGGATCAGTACAAAATACAGCTACTAAAACAGAGTTACAATTTACACCCTCAGGATGGCGCGCTAAGATATTGCAATTAATTAGAGGATATGAGTATTGGGGAGTATTACGTTCATTTTCATTGCCATTAAGATTTGTTAAGGATGGTGCAAAGATATTAAGATACTTGAATTATACGTATGGTGTAGAGGCTAAATGTCAATTGTATATAGAAAGATTCGATAATACTATTGCCGTTTGGGATTATTATGATTATTATGCAGGTGACATAGACTTTAGTCGTGCAAATGATACTAAAAACTATTTTACTATTGAGATTACAGAAAGTGGTTTTTTATCTAAATTTAAAGCTAAAGAGAACACAACAAAAGAAATCGAAGTAACTAATAACGCCGATGTCATTTGGGTACGAATGGATGGCTTAGATTTGCAAGCAACAGCAAATTGGACTTCACTACCTAGTGAAGAAGTAGAAAATTCATTAACTCCTAAAATACCAACATTTGTAAATTATAAATACGCTGGTATTAATTTGAACATTAATTATATTAATCAAATACTATCAATAGGTGATTACTTCTCTATCATGCTGAATCATTCAGACGTATCTCAAGATGTTACATTGACGTATGATTTTTATTATAACATTTTCATTCCAGGAAGTACATCAAGTAGTGCTTACTTTACATTACTGTATGAAATAGTAAGAGAGTACGACCATACTGTTCAAAGTAAAGAAATATTATATCAGTCACCTACTGCATTATCAATAGGCTCAAGTGCTACATACTTAGGCAGTGACACTAGGACTATAACTATTCCTGCAAAACATTCAGTAGTAACTACAATACGAATGTTTATAACGTCAGGTTCAACATCTGCTTCCGAGTTAAATCCTAGTGCTTATGATGCTCGACAAATAACTAGCGAAATATCAATGACATTGTTTAATAAAGTACCACCAACTTATATACCTGCTTTACGTACATTAAAAGTTGGAACTGAATTAATAACTAATATAGATTCTACAACTACATTTGAATCTTATTTATTGACAGTAAATGAAGTCGAAGTATTGACGTGCGGTGATGCATTACGCAATTTAGATAATGCAGTATTGAAAACATCTATAAGTGAGTTCTACGATGCTATGAATAGTCAATATGGTACGTGTATGCAGTACGATTCTAGCGCAAATAAAGTAAACATAGAGGAACTAAGTACAATATTTATAACAGGCACGCCAATAGATATTGGGGAGGTTGCTGAGATGGAAATTACGCCATTTATTAGTGAAATGTTTTCAAAGTTGAAAATAGGCTATCCATTAGTAAATACTAAAGAAATAAAGGGAAAAGACGACCCGAATACTGAGTTAGAATTTCAAGCACCTATTACTAGAATAACTAAAGAGTTAAATTTAGTAAGCCCTTATCATGGTAGTGCAATTGAAGCCGAAATAATACGCGCTAATTTAGACGGTAAAACTGATGCAGATGCTGAGAGTGATAATGATATTTTTTGGTTAAAAATTGAAGATACTTCGGCAGGGACAGTTCCTAGTGGGACAGGATCAGGACAGCCTTATTATAATCTATATAGGAATCCGTCATTAACTATTACGGGTGTATTAAGCCCTACAACATTATTTAATATTGATTTTTCACCAAAACGAAGATTATTTAAGTATGGTCCATTTATCAAATCTGTATTTTATCCATTGAGTAGTGAGGTTATAGAATTTACAACTATTGCAAAATCTACAAATACAGGTGCTGGCATGGTTACAGATGACGCAGGTAATATAATCACAGAAAAACAAAGTGAATTAATATCTAATTTAGATGGTGATGTATTATTTTACCCTATATTATTTCGCATTGGTAGCCATAACGTACAACAATTCAACACATTACAAAGTAATCCATATAAGGAGATACAATTCAGCTATAAAGGACTAGATTATTATGGGTGGTTAGTTGAGTTTGGAGATATGCCAACAGCAGACCAAAAGCAAGATTATGTATTACTTTGCTCACCTACTACAGACTTAACTAATTTAATAGTATAATGTTATCTTTTTTCGCAATATCTTTTGTGCTTATCGCTATAATTTTGCATATCCTTGTAAGAAACAAACCATTTCTTTACGGCGTCATCATGATAGTACGTCGTGCTACCAATTGTATGGTATGTTCTACAATAATAAGTACCACCTTTTTCGCACGATGTAAAAAGAATAATAACAGATACCAATTTAATTATATGTTTCATTTAGCTTAATTTTACACAAAAATATGAATAAATTTATAATACCTCAGATAAATCCTATTAAATTCTATCATCAAAGTGACGTGTTTAATACAGAATCCTTTAGTTTAGCTACTTATGGAGCTTTTGACCCTAATCAAAATACTAGAACTATTGATGAAGATTTCTTTGCATTAAATATACCATCATGGGCAGACCAAGTTAAGTATGCAAAACCATTTCAGCAAGGAGATAAATTGGTATTAAATTGGTTGGGACAAGATGATTCATTAACAGGACCTTATCACGTTAGATTTATTAATTGTAAAGGTGAACTAATTAAAGACGTTTTAGCTACTAAAGATTCTACAGCAGTTGGTTCATATTATATTTGGTATTGTTCAATATCACTATGGGATATTCCAGAAGGAACATATTTTATTCAATTACTATGTCAAGGGTTTTTAACCGAGCCTGATTATTTTTGCATAAGTGAACCAATTTCTATAAAACAAAAGCATGAAAATACAAAGCTAATTAAGTATTGGAGCTCTACTAATAATCAAGGTGCTTTTTATGAAATAGACGATGTAAGATTTGAAGTTAGATACCCTGCTAGTTTAGTCGAATTAAATCCTTCAGCTACATTTGAAGTATACGAGAATCAGCCATTAGACTTAACATTGCTTAGTGGTACACCATATAGAGAATGGAAGTTAGAGTTTGCTGTAGATGCTAAATATTTCACTCAAAACGATATAGATTTAATCAATAGAATATCATTAAGTGATTACTGGTATGTTGATGGGTTAAGAATTACACGAAGCGAAGGTAGTAAATTAGAAATAGGAAGGCAAGAAAAAAATCCTTTAGTTTCAGCTAGTATTAACGTACGTGAAACTATTAATGATCAAGATTTAAAGGTAAATGAGTTAATACCTATCGTAGTAAGTGGATTTGTTTATACTGAAAATTATTTCTATGTAGGTGCTATATATTTAGCCACATCTTCAACTACTATAGATATAAAACTAGCATTTAATAATTCAACTAATTTTATCAACTACTTAAATACTGTACTATTTTCATCATTCTATAATTTAACATCATATTTTGCGCTAAATGCAAAGAATGAATTAGTGTACATTACAGATAATTCAGTTACACACGCTTTATTTTTAGCTGGAATGGATTTATTAGATTTTTACACTCATTATGTAGAATTAGATATTAAAACAATAACTGGCCAAACTGTATTATCATGTGATATAACCTGCGGCACGTCTACAAAATATGCTTTAGTACATGGTGATGGTTCGGCCGTAACTACTGGCTCTATTACAAATGCTACATTATTTAAAAACTATACAGCCAATAAAAGTTATATAGCTCGATGGTTTTTTGAGCCTACGATGGAATCAATGGATTATAATAGTTCACAGGGCATAATATACGCTATAGGTGGCAAATTATCTCCAATAGCTACCTATTTTAGTATAAATAATAATAAATTAAAGTACATAAAAAATAACATATTTACAGACGTGCAAGGAACATTAGTAGATACAAATTTGGATGTTAATAATTTAAGTACAAACGAAATAAACAAGCTAGCATTGTACATTTACGAAAGTTTACAGGCCTTTAATAATACGGTAACGGCAGACCAACAAACGCCATTAGCACCACCAACTAATGATATTGGAATGAGTGTAATATTAACTACTATATCAAATGCTGGAATTATTTTTATAACTGATTAATTTAATTTATTATATTTGCATTAAAATACACATAATGGCATTATACGACATTAATATAGAATACGGATTTTGTTCATACGTAAACACAGCGGATGCAGCATATACAGCCACTACAAACTCCCCTTTGACTATATCGGTGCAGGGCACAAAAATAAAATGCGTAGCTGATGCAGGTGAAAGCGTTTTTAGTTTCTTCTTAGCTCAAGATGAGTTCAACGAAGTTAACGGAGTTGATGTTACAGGTTACACATTAGCGCAAATTTACACAGCACTACAAACTGCAATTACACCAGCATAATGGGAGAATTAGTTACTAAATATGGTTTTTTTAGCTATGAAAATGATACTAAAAAAGTAAGCGCATCAAAAGTATTTACTGCTAGTATTAAAGGTAGTACAATAGTTTTATACTCTAAAAATGCACGTTTACATTTAAAATTAACCGATATTACTACTATTAACGGATCAGCACGGCCTGCAACATTGCTGTTATGCTATGATGAAATAATTGATAGCATGCACATGAGCGACGGCAACGCACCAGTTAACACAGTAGCACCTGCGATAAGTGGTACTTTAGTAGTTGGTGAAACTTTGACGTGTTCAAGTGGAACTTGGACAAGCGATACAGGCATAATACCACCTTATCAATATCAATGGTACAGAGGTGCAACGCTAATAGTTGGTGCTACAAATTCAACCTATGTAACCCAACAAGTAGATGCAGGTCAAAACATGACTTGTCAAGTAGTAGCAACGGATTCATATGGCAATAGCTTACCATCCGCAAGTAATATACTTTACATCATTGACGCAGAAGCAAACGCACATTATAATCGTGTTATTGCAGATGGTGGTACTATACCACTTGGATTAACTGCATTGAATGAGTTTGTGGTAAGTGTTAAAAATAATTATTCCGTTGCTAGTGTGAACACAGCTATGTGGGCATTAAAACCACATTGGGGTATATCAGGAATAAAAACAGCATCAGGAACAGGTGCAACAGCAGGCGGTCGTGCTACATCGGTATTGTATGACATTTGCGGAGTTAATGGTGACTTTATACAAACAACAGCAAGCGCACAACCTTTGGCATTGGTGCATAGTGGAAGTAATTATGCTTGGTTATCAGGGGTTGCATCAAATTACTTTAGTACTCCTAATGCGGTGGCAAATCAGATTACAGGTGATATAGAAATAGTGGCAAAAGTAAACTTTGCATCTTTTTCAGTAACAGATACCATAGTCAGCAAGGCGCAAGGCGCAGATGCGGGTGCGGATTTTGCGTACTTATTTTCTAAAACTAATTCAAATTTAACTTTTTCATATTCAAACACAGGCTTAGTTTCTTCACGTGTAATATCAACAAGCAGTGCAACATTGGGTAGCGCAGGGTATGGAATTAACCAAGATTTTTTTATTAAAGTTTCAAGGTCTGCAACCAGTGGGGATGTTGTATTTTCAACATCCCCTGACGGTATCGTATACACTCAATTAGGTTCGACACAAACCACTACGCCTCAACCAATAGCAAATATTACTTCAATGCCTACTGTGGGGGCGTGGGCAAACGCTACTGCATTTTTTAATGGGGTAATCTACCGCGCCACCATTTCCAACTCAATAGGCGGTGCGCCCGTTGTAGACTTTAACCCTAACAGCTACAACCGAGCAACCTCTCAAACATCATGGGTAAGTGCAACAGGTGAAACATGGACTTTAAACACAGCAAGCACCAACAACGCATTAAAAGCAGCGATAGTTGACCAAACCAT